AAAATTAGATAAATTCTCTAATTGCATATCTTCAAAAATACTTGCTATTTGCATATACGCATTTTGATTCTGTAATTCTAACATTATTTGCTGATTAATAGCATCATTCAAATTTTGTGATAATTTCATTATTTGACATCCTCCCTTCTAAATACATATCGCACAGCTGTATTATATTTCACTTATTCGATTTCACTCTAGATAAATTTGATCCTTGGGAACGTGTGCTTTCTCCGCTATCTGTCAGTTCGTCCTCCGATATTTCGGGTCTGCCTGCTTCCTTGGTCAAGCTGGAACTCTGCTGATAGGCAGATATAATAGGAGTTAGATTTTCTGTCCAGTTATTTACCCGTGCTTCTGAAAGTTGATTTTGAAATGTAAATGGGCTTTTACCAATAGAAGCGGCTATGGTTTGTGGAAGCACAATTCCTAATTCAGCCAATTTTATTGCTGTATCTAATCTCCGCTGGCGATCTAAATATACATTAGATCCTTCTAGCTTTATTGAAAACTTATAATACTTTGTGCGTTTATTAATGTGATAATCAAGAAAAGCATTAAAATATGGATAGATTTCTTGTGCCGCTAAAACATCAGCATCCGATGACAGCATTGATTCTATTGTATTTATGCGATGGTCTCCTCCTGAATACAATACGCTAGAATTAACGCCAGAACTTCCTAAAGTATTTTTAGTCCAGCTAGATTGGATATCATTGCTTCCGGTAAACTCTACGCCCCTAATTGAATTCAAAGGAGCAACTGCAACATTAACGGCATCATCTATAGCCGACTTCATTAGTTGCATAAAATGGCCTAATAATTCAGGCGCTATTGCAAACGCATCTTTCACTGTAGCCTTTGTATCTTTATTTAGCAAAGGCACTTCCCCAGTTAATAATTTAACTGCTTGGCTTGCATAAACATTTTTCTGCAAAGCCCTAATTAAATTTTGATTAACTAAATCGGGGAATAATCCACAAAAATATGGCGTTCTAGTGGCAATTGTACTATTAAGTTTCCATCCCCAGAATCCATCTACGGGACTGCAGTCGCCTATATAAACCCACAGATTATTACTTCTTTTATCAATATCTATAGAAGGATTATATACCGAATTATTGCCAGAAAACAATCTACTATAAGTTTCTTTGAAAATAGGAGGGTATAAATCTAAATCAATGCCCTGCCTTAAAAAGAATGAATAATCAAAGCTAAATAATAACCCATAATCCCATCGCCCTGTAATAATACAATAATCGGATGGCAATTGCTGCAGAATATATTTCTTTCCTTCATCCCTTAGTACTGAGAAAAAACTATCAGCTCTATAAAGTTCCTTTGTTACTTTTGCAAATTCACTTTTATGATCAAAAGAATCCATGAACTTAGCAACTACTTCTAGATCCTTTTTATATTTAGTAGTTTTATAATTAGATTCATCTCCTATATTAGTACATTCATAAGTCCAATCCCAGGATAATAAATCGCTCATATATCCAATTAATCTTCTATATGGAGTGCTACTTACTTCAAAAGATTCAGACATTTCCAACAAAGTTTTTTCTGATTCTTTAGGGTTTTCTAAAGCCCTTTCAACGCTATCCGAATTTATTTTTCGGCTTGAAGTAAGCGTTATATCCCGCATACGAGAATTTAATAAAAGTGGATTAAAAACATTAGGATATATTCCCGCTCCTCTGGAAAGCCTTTCTGCAAAACTTAAAGCATTCAATATCTCTTCTTCGGAGGATAAAACTTCACCTTCAGGTGCCTTATTTATTTTTTTAGTTGCCAATTATTATTACCTCCTTTCTATTTTAATGAGGTTATATTTTTTTAACAAAAGCTTTACCATGTATACGTCATACTCGATATATAATCCCAATCACTAAGTTTATTTTCAGAATTTTCTTTTAATAATTCCTGATCGAAATAAGATATAATCCAATTGCAATAAGATACTGCTGAATATCTATCTTTATAGCATCCCGATTTTTCTGATAACTTTATTTTTCCACCAACTAAGCTCATATCCAAATTAATACATTCGCCAATCATAAGTCCCGTATTAATATATGGATTTAAAAAGAATGATGAAATATTCGTATCATTAATATCTTTAGTAAATTCTTTTGTATTTTTAATGAGAAATTCTTCTGCTTCTCCTTCCCCAATTAAGAAGTTCCATAATTTTTTCTGCAATGAAATTCTGAATGCATTGGCTATTTGGCTATTCAGATCCTGATTTGCCATAATAGGAAATATGACTTCTCTTGGGTTTAAGCTGCGGGTATGATCTCTTCGCAATTCTTCGCGCAGATCCTGTTTTACAAATTCAAATTCATCTCCAGCAACTCCAAGCGGATCATAGGTTATTCCTCTGTCTTCGCATAGTGTCGGTTCAGTCAGCGAATCGAAAACGCCAATTCCTGCATTCTGAAGATCCATTACTAAATAATCCGCATCAAAGTCAAAAAAGATATCTTTGATCCTTCTTGCTTGCACGCCGACATCTCTACCTTTATATGATTCCATATAAACAAGATGCCTTTCATAACCTTTATTTAGAATAGGAATTGCACGAACACAAAGAATAATACTATTATCATTCGCTTTATTTGCTCGGGTAGCAATATCAACTGATACAAATCTTATCTCTCCATCTACCTTTTTAAGATCATAAGGATTCTTTTTTATATCATAATTATCATCCTTTTGCGGATAAAATGCCCTTTTCAGATTTCTAGGAAATAGGCTTGGCTTAAAATAGCTCTTCCCGCTAGATCCGCTAGGTATATTTAAGTATTCCATTTGCGCGGAAACTTCATCCATATCAGCCATTTCATTCTTTATCATATCTTCTGTTTTTATATTATGATATAATGTTATAAGATAGTCAAAAGCTAAGAAGCTGGCTGTTTCGTCCCCCATAATCATTCTTTTTATACAAGATTTTACATAAGTATACCAATATTCAGAAGTATACCATGCAGAAGTAATATAAGCCATCCTACCTTCTTCTTTTAATTCTGGGATGTTTTTATATTTTGATTCCAGTCTAAAAGGCGGAGTTCTTACTTCTAGCATTGGCTTAATAACCTGCTCTAATATCTGCTTCGGAACAAGTCTAGCCTCTTCTATTATTATATAATTGGCACGAAATCCCCTTGCAGTATCTGCGCTAGGCACAACCCTAATACTGCTTCCATTATGAAAAATAGCCTCGCATAAATTAGAACTAATTGATATATGGTCTATTTCTCTTGCTACGTTGGGATAAGTATTGCTCAAGGCACTTATTTTTTCGCTAACTATTAAGCCTCCTTGCTTTATCGTTTTAGAACAAGCAATTATTTTAATCCCAGGATATAATACCGCTAAAGTAAGTGTCCATACCGCTATAATCCATGTCTTAGCAGTGGCTCGGCTAGCAACAATATATGCAAAATTACTTTTTTGCAAAGCGTATATCATTAAAATTTGATAAGGATATAGTTTTATACCAAAATAAAGTTCAATGAATCTATGCGGATTTCTTCTAAAAAAAGTAATCCATCGCTTATATCTACTTCGGCGATCATCCAATATATCTGCAGACCTGACCATGGATTTCGGTCTAACAAACAGATTTTGTGAATTTATATCTTTTCGTTCTTGATTCTTATATGGTCTAAATGGATTAGGCATAACTATTTACCTCCATTAAGATATATCGGGTTCGCCAAATTCAGCAATGCCCTCTTCTTCGATATCATTCGCGAAATCATCGTCATCGGAATCATCTGCTTCAATATTAAAATCTCTACTACGAGTCACAAAATTTTTTAATGGTCTTGTTACATACTTTTTGAAATAAGAATCAATATTATCATAATCTTTGAAAAGTTCTTTATCTTCAAAATATTCAGCAGGTTCATTTTGCTCTATTATTTCTATAATATTCGAAAATGTTTCACGGGCTTTGCCTGAATTTGCAATAGAAGTTTTAGCGGGATCAACACTTGCTGTTTTCATTAAATCTTGCAATTCTTTAACTAAAGCCGCAGGAGTTGCTCCATTTCCGCTCTTTCTTTTTTTCCTAATTTCAAGACTTTTATGGCAAATTTCTTTTAATAAAACTTCTTCCGCTTTTGTATCGCATTTGTGCGTTTTCTTCCACTCACTCATTTCTTTTTCTAGAAATAGATAATCTTCAAAATCAAGATTTTCACCCCAATAAATCTTTAGATCCTTATCTACATCTGTATTTTCATCCGTTGATTGTTCTACATATATAGAAGGTTCTTTAAAAGTAAGATCCCCTTTATGCAAATTCCCATTATAAGTTGCACCACCTAATGTAGCTAGCTTAGCCTTGTAAATACTAAACACCCTATCGACAGCCTTCCCTTTTTCATATAATCCCTTTAGCGTTTCAATAGTCTTATCTACAATCACTTCGTCATAAACAACATTTAGCTTTCTACAAGTTCTAAGTAATGCTCTTGCAATATCTTTTTCCTCATTATAATAGTCAGTATATATTTCTTGGCAACATGATTTGCAAATAGAAAAATATCCATTTCTATCAAGTTCTAAATCTGTTGCAAAAAAGAAATCTGAATATTTTTTAGTTGTCATGCATCTTCGGCAATAAATAGTATTGACTTCGATGCCTGTCTTACTAATATTCTTTTTAACTTTTTTTTTACTTATCATTGACACTCCAAAATAGGTAACCTATTCATTAAATTACAATGTGAACTACCGCCACTTTAGAAGTGTCGGCTTCCTGCTCAATAACACTAATGTGTTAAGTCTCAACAGGCTATCTCCGTAGTCCCTACGGTTCTTATATTATTTATTATTTATGCTACTTTACTTAGTAATGCCCTAATTCCTTCATCTCTTATATTCATTGCAGCGTTCCAATCTCTATCAATTATTTCGCCACAACCTTCACAAACCCATTCTCTATCTGATAATGTAAGTTTATCGTTTACATATCCACAATGATGACAAGTTTTACTGGAAGGATACCATTTATTAATCTTAATAAGTGGTTTACCTTGCCATTCTAACTTGTATTTTAAGAATATTGTAAACATACCCCATCCATTATCATGAACAGACTTACCTAAATGTAAACACTGACTCATTGCTTTCATATCAAGATTTTCAATACATACACCATCATAATCATTGGCTATCTGATTACTTAGTTTATGCAGAAAATCTTTACGCTGATTAGCAATTTTTTCATGTAATTTCGCTACTTTAATTCTTTGCTTGTTACGATTGTTTGAACCAATTTTACATTTAG